TGCCATCCTTGATCGGCTTCATTCCAAATCTGTACGGCGACTTCTTCGCCATTGCCTAACGGACTGCTGATCGCTGAGTAGTTGATTGGGTTTTGCATACTGCCCGTGGCGCGTAATTCAAAGGCTTCGGATGTAGCGGCTGCGGTTGTTGGTGCAATAGCGACGGTATGAATGTTGTTTAACGATGTACCCATGATGGTTCTCTCTATCGGTGGCTCAATGCCTTGCCTAAATTGTTTAATCCTCTAATCACTTCATTGAGCCGTTCTAAGGGGGCTATCAATAATTGATTTTCAGCCTCTTTCGCTTTTTGCAATTGCTTAAAGCCTTGGCTGTCGAAGATGTCGCTCAAGTCAGATAATGACATACGCAAAACCTCGCTATAGGACAGGGTTACAAGTCCTGAGCTATTCGACAACGACAAGGCCGCACTGACCCAACTATCGACCAAAGCGGATTGCTGTGGGTGTGAGACAGTCGGATACTTGAAATCGGGCAGGTGCAACACCTGTTCCCTCCTTGTGCAAGCACACTAAGCCTTCGTTATCAAAACCGAATTCAAAGTAGCAATTAAGCTGCTCGATGCCCCACAAAAAGGCGTGATACAGTTCGGCAAAGTCACGTTCGGGATAGGCTTTAAAAACGGTGATCCGTTCTTTGAGCCATGATTGATAGGCGGCGGTTGGTGTCTCAATGGTGGGTAACTCGCCTTCGTGCATTTCATTGGCTGTGGCTAATTGCGCGGCCATGCAACCAAAAATCCAGTCTTGCCATGTATGGCACAAATCCTCTAAGGCTTCGGCTTGCCAGCCATATAAAGGATGTACACACCATGTTTCTTCAAAGCCCAAGGCGATAAAATCGAGGCTTAATGGTTTATTCATGCGGAGGTAGTCGGAATACTTGGCGGTATCACCAATAGGGAAATCAGCTTCACCGACACACGTTGCTGAGATGTATTGAGCAACTAACAAATAGCGTTCTTGCACGGTTAAGGCACGGCCATTGCCTGTGAGCACACAGGCCAAAAACTGGCTAATCGTGTGTTCATGTGCCGTGGGGTTCATTTTGACGAGGCCAATGGCTTCACCAATGGTTAGCTCGCGTAGTTGGTATGTGGCGTGTGGTAACTGGACTGGGGGGATTAACAGCATGATAAACGCACCTAATGAGATGCGTTTATTGTGATGAGGTTTTTAGGGGTGTTTGGGTTGGGTTACATGACTAAAAAGCTTCCGTAATCGTTCCAACTCCTGCGACTGGGATGTTAAAAGTTCCAATAGTTGCCCGTTCATAATCCGCCTTACCCCATGCAGTCAACGTGGACAGCGTTAATTGCACCGACGCGCTTAACATCGCCCCGTCTTTTGACCGTGGCAACACTAAAGGATGGCCAATACTTTCAATCACCAATGGTTTATAGGTGCGACCGCCATATTCTAAGGCAACAAAACGAGGGATAGTTGACGGGAATACCGTGTTTAAGTAGGGGACTTTGCCTTCTAAAATTTGTTCTAAAGCCCCTGCCAACACACTACTATTGGCTAAATCTTGTGGCAATGCCCATGCAAACAATTGGTTAATAGGGCTTTCGACTTCTTTCATTGGGTCTGCCCACGCCCTAAAATACATCGTAATGGGTATTTTAATCGGTGGTAGCCCTGTAAACACTTGCAAACTATTGAGCTTGGTAATCCCTGTGCGTCCTTTCAGCACCTCTGCCTGTTTAGCAGTTTCTTTTAAGGCTGCATTGACTTTACCAATCTTGCTATCAGGATCATTAGGAAATAGTCCAGCGATTAAATTGAGCATCACACTGGCTTGGCCACTTTGCAGTAACTGGCTAATGGCGGGCAATTTAGAATCTGTGCCTGAATTTTCAAACGCACTTTGCCAGTTAAGCGTCACATCTATATTGCCATCGGTTAATGGTGCGGCAACCATTAAATCTGCCTCGGAGTAAAAATACTCTTCGCTATTTTCTTTTTGCTGAACAGGGTAAATTTTAGCAATTAAGTGTTTATTTAGGCCGCTACCTTCTGCGCCCCAATCACTGCCTAATGGTACTGGCATTTAGTTATCCTCCCACAAAAAATACGTGGTTTATCCAGTTAGATAATTTGCAGCACAACATGAATAGTGCTACATTACAAACAGCCCTGATGCGTACTGATAGAGCTTTAATGCAGGTTTGGTGTGATTCCAAACAGTCAGATGGTATTAGGGCTTTTTGTTTTGCTGCCACCACGCTTCTATCTCCTTATCATTCCCAATAAAATACGTCACCGACAGCATTTTTGGTTCTTTCCCTTTTAATGCTAAGTCTGCAACTCCTCCTTGCCAACGATTAGCCGATAGTTTTCTTTTAAGCACCACTCTAAGTAAGTCAGGATTGAGCGAAGGCTTGCCGTAATCTACCTCATCGAATAACTCCAACAATTCAGGATATTGCATCCAATCACTATTGGTTAATGTATGTTTACGATTACGCGCATGAAGAACAGTGTCTTTAATGAAAATCTGCAAAGGTTTAGCAAGAACTAGCCCAAGCGATGAAGCCATTTTAGTCGTTGCACGAGGAGACAACTCGCCCAAAATAATTTTATGCCATTTGCTTTTACCGCTATCAATATCGTTAATGAACTGCAAAATCCGCTTGCCTTTATGCTCTGTAACTTGAGCAAAAGACATATTATGCTGTTCTTCTTTCCATCGGTTTGATGTGCCGGGCGATGAATTCCCAGCCCCTACTTTCCCAACTCCGTCTCAAGTTCTGCCTTGATCTTCTGCGTTTCGGTAATCACATCATCCAGAGCTTTGGCCTGTTCCGTTAATGCAGCCACTCGCATCTTTTGAGTATTTTTAAGCCCTGCCTGTTTGACAGATTGCACCACATCATCGGCTTTGGTTTTAGCGGCTTCAGCTTTTTGGTAAGCGGTACGCCCTGCTTTGATTTTTTGAGCAATTTCTTGGATCACGGCTTCAGGCTTATGCGCGTCTTGATTGCGTAAGGTGATTTGCTTGTTATTGAGTTTAACTTTCCAAATATCGCCCGTTTGTTTGATTGAAAACGTCACTGTTTGGCTATCAGCAAAGGTTAAAGAGACTTCTTTATAAGTAATGCCTGCACTACGTTTTAAGGCTTTATCAACATCGTGAGTTACCAGTGTTTCGCCGAGCATCGAAAACATATCAATTAGCCGCTTCATGCTGTCGGCTTCTGTGGACAAGTTTTTAATATCAAACAATAAAGGGGTGTTCATATCGAAATCACTCAAAACAAAATTCATATTAAATGGTATTGTGATGGGGTTTTTAGGGATGTTTGGGTGGGGTTACATTTAAAATGTGGGTTAAATTACTTTTATAACTCGTCTTTTTGTGTGAAAATTACGTTCACTGCCGTATAGGCAGCTTAGAAAATGCTACCCATAATAACATCTTGTATACCCACGTTCACTGCCGCATAGGCAGCAATAAAAAAGGGTCGCTTTTCAGCAACCCTTTTTCATTACCAACACATTAATCGTTAATACAAACCCGCCTTACGGCCAATATTTAACGACTTCTGACGGTGCAAATTAGCCGCGCCTGAGTGCGCTTTGTGTTGCGCCTTCATCAATGCCGCTTTTTGCTTAGGCGTGCGTTTTAACTTTGTGCCGAGACGTTTTTTCAGTATGGTTTTTTTGCCATCACGGATACCAACCGTTTTCTTGAAGTTGGCACTGTCAAAAACACTACCATCACTATCCATATCAAAGGCAAAGGCTTTAACGGCTTGCTCGGCTGCATCTTCATCATCGCCTAGAGCTTGCATTAAAAATTCAAGTAAACGATTTGCCGCTTCATCACGCGCACCATCATCTTTGCTATTAAACAAAGTTTCTAGGTCGTTATCATCCGCACCTAAAGCACTCATGTAATCACTGGCTGCTTGCATGGCCACCATATACACATCATCGGTATCGTCGGTACTGGCATCACCGTCTAAATCAATACCCCCATCGGCAATGGCACTAATCAACGCATCTAAACGGTCATACAACGATTCATCTTTGTCCAGATCGTCCGTTTCTGCCCATGTTTGAACGGCATAGGCCGCCTTGGTGCGAATATCTGCCATCGCTGCAATGGCCACCATTTTATCTAAGGTGACATTCATTTCTTTGCCATCATTCGCCCCGTCTAAACGGTTCTTTAATGGCTTTTTACCGTCTTGAATGTCTTTAACTTGTTGCGGCGTATATAAACGACCAACCAACATTTCTTGCAAGCTCATATATCACCCCTCTTAGGTAATGGTTTGTTCAATAATTAGGACGCGGGCAACCCCGTCAAACGACACAGAAAAACGAATATCCATCCAGTCGTTCGGGTGTGCTTCATTTGGCTTAATCTCAAGCACATGAGTTAATCCAAACATTTGAGGGTCACGACTCGGTACTAACCAGCCACTAGCCTCAGCATTTTGACAAAGACGTTCAATTTGAGCACGACAACGAGCAATAGCCACTGTCATGCCTTTTTGAATATGGTCTTTGCCAATACGAACAACCATTTGATTTAAGTGTGCTGACATTTCAGCGACACTAATCAGTTTTTTCTTGCTGATTAACGTGCGTGCCATTGTCAGTGAGTCACGGAAGGTATAACGACTACCATCACTAAACTTATCCAAAATCACAGGATTGATTTTGGCCTTAGCCAATGCGCTTAATTGGTTTGCTGTTGGTGTACGTAATTGAGTGATACCACTACGCGGCAACGGCCAATCTTTACCTGCAATCGGATTGTTTTTAGGGGCAAAGCCTAAGCTGTTCAATCGTGCATTACGATTACAGCGCAAACCGATTTGTGCGCCACTACTACCCCATGACTGTTTGCCACCATTCAACGGTTCGTCACACTTGAGCGGTGTCCAGTAGCAAGAAATTAAGAAATTATCGACGTTAAGGGCTGTTACCCAAGTGATTGCTTCTTCTTCGGTTTTGGTGCTAGGCACATCAATCGCTAAAAGCGTTTCGGTATGATAAGACAAGGCTATTAAGCGCGTTAATAACGGGACAGACTGCGTACCACCGCCCATGATGTAACCAAAATCTTCATTGGTATAACGCAAGGCATTGACAGCAGTATCTAATTCGCTATTAGTGTAAGTGGTATCAATGTGATTAAACGGATCAACTGATTTACGTACAAACAAGCGCGTGCCATCCAGCATAAGACCCATCGTGCTATCTTCTAAAGCCTCCTGATAACTTGCATTGGGCAAGTTGCCTGCACTAAAGACGAAAACATCACTCGCTAAGTCACCGATATAACGAGATTGATTAAACTCATCGACAGAATCAGGATTCACCGCACCTACGGCACGATAAAGCACTTGCAGACTGGTTTTATCTAAAATCTCAATGGTAATACGCAACGATTTTGGATTAAATACAGTATGCGCATCATTCCACGCATCTACATCGTCATAAGCATCAAAATTAGCACGAACAACAAAGCCTTCGTTAATGCCGTCTTTAAGCTTAAACGCAATTGCCAATTCATCAGCAAAGCCAGTAGAAATAGAGGCGGATGTGGTGATAATGGCAGTATTACCGACAGTAATCGCTGCACCTGCACTATTTAAAATAGGCTCGCCCGTTTCGGTTTGTAATGCGCCTGCGGTGGCATCCACCTGAATCACAACAAAGTCATTGACTACATTTTCACGCACTAAACGACTGACCAATACTTGTTGTGCGCCATTTTGCAAGGCTTCATATACGTGTAAATAGGCTTCGTTCAATAAAGACTTGTTTAACGATACCACCGCACCTAAACGCGCCCGTAAAGTTTGGGAATCCACCCAAAACGGACGGTCAATACGACCCCTATTAAAACTACCAACAATTGCCGCCGTTTGATCTCCAAAGCCTGCAACACCATCGGTACGGTCAACCGTGGGGTTTAATTGAATCCCCGACTGTTCACCGATTTGACGTTCAAACATCGCCATTTTCTTCTCCCAAAGAATCAACCACAGTTAAGCCGCCATTCCAGTTATTCAACAGGTTTAACTGCATAAAATTGTGCTTGATTCGCATTAATTCTGACTCAGATACCATCACCGCCTGTTCGCTATGGGCTGTCAAAATGACGCTTTTAACCTTTTCAACAAACCGAAAAGGCGTGTTGTTTTTGACAACAACTTCACGCGGCCAAGTCGCTACCGCTTGAGGTGTTGACTTGACTAAAACAGGACTTTTCTTTTTGACAGCCGACATAACTTACTCCGCCTTAAAGCATTGGCAGGTTAATAAACTCAACACGGGCAAAGCCTTTGGCACTGGCCATGTGTTTATTCAACTGCAAGAAACTGCGTTGGTAGTACGCTTGCTTCATAATCAAGTCGGAGTTTGTCGCTAATGGAATAAACATCGGCGCAACAGAATCACCCATGACAATCGGGCTACGGCCTACATCGTTAGAACGACCAACACACAACATAGTTGCAGTACCAGCCGCTTTGTCACCTGTCACGATTTTAGGCGTGTAATAGACTTCATATTTGTTGAACAAACGGCCAATACGATAAATACCTGCACGGGACGCGACACCTGACTTCACAAGCATCGTGCTAGGTAGTCCCGCGATAATGCCGCCAAGTTGATCGCCCACATATAAATGCGTAATGCCGTGATCTAAGGTGTCGTTAATCATTTGCTGGTCAAGCACAAACAAGGTTTGTTCAACATCGCCAAAAATTTCAGAGATATTTTTAGCGGCAAACTGTGCGGCCAAGTTAAAGTCATGTACCTGACGGTTATTTGCAGAGACCATCAAACCTAACTGCAAGGCGTGATAATGCTGTTCATTGGTGAGTTGAGTACGCAAACTAAACAAACTATTAGACGCTGGGTCTAAGTTCATTTCATTACGCACTTGACTTTGACTGTCGATAGTTAATTCTGTCAAAGCACGATGACCATAAGCAAAATAACTAAAGGCTTCGGCTTCAAAACCAAAAGACGGGATCACTGAAGGATTGCGTTCGTAGTCAACAATGACTTCGGCAACGACTTCGGTGTTATTTGGCAATGCAGGCGCAAAGGTAACGGCAATCGCGCCCGTGTCATTATTTACTGTACCACTAACAGCGTGATTGGTTGCACCAATTAGAATCATACCGCTAATTGGGGTTGTACCACCCAAGCTACCAACACGGGTATCGCGTGCCGCTTCAAAGCCATTCACTAGAATAGATGTGCGACCAGCAGCCAATGTCAAACCAGCACTTGCACCATCCATTACGGTACGGCTACCAGCAACATATTTAGCACGGGCTGTGCCTGTATAAGCGGTTTGGTTAGACGTGGTTAATGCCACTAAGCGATTGGGCATGACATAAGGATTACCATTTGATGTGCCATCGACCGAACCATCGGCACTGTAACCACCCCAATTGTTTCGAGCACGATTATTCAAAATAATGCTTTTGGCTTCATTAGAGCGAATGTCGGCAGGGAAGAATCCAGCAAACGGGATAGCTTCTGCAAATGATGCGAGAATTGAAACAGTTGCACGATTGGGTTGTAAGGAATAAACGTCCATGTGTGACTCAGATACAGAGTCAAGGCGAATACCTAGGTCTTTCAATGCCATTTGTGAAGTCATGGCATTGTGTAAAGACTGCTCGATAATATCGGCAGGTGCATCACAACCATGTTCCTTGTGGTATCTATTCATACCTTGAATCACGGAATCAAACACACCTTGATGAAAGCCTTCATGCAATTTGCCGTATAAACCATCTAAGGCGGCAGGTGTCGCAACGGCGTTGTCTTGTTGCACGGAGTCAAATACTTCTTTAGTGTTTTTTGCACCATCTTTTAATCGTGCTTGTGCTGCATCGAAATAGTTACCGATTTCGGCGGTTGCTTTGCTTGCGTAAATACGTGGCATAACTCATACCTTTTGTTTGTTAAAAACGAAAACCGTTTGGATAGAGTTATGCTGACACAATAAAAAGGGTGCTTTTGGGAGGGTTACAGGATTTGAAGGTATTAAAAAGCCCACTTTTCAGGGTGGGCTAGTGACTAACGTAAAAACGCGACTTAATTACCGAGGCGTTCCATATCCTCATCAAACAAACTATAGCGATAATCCTCATCACCATCGCCACTCAAGTCAAACTGACAATGCCCAACAAAGAACGTCGCACGATACTCCGTAGCAAACTCATCGGCGGCGACAATCGTTCGTTCCTTGTCCATGTCACCCTTAGCATCAAAAACACAATAACGTGCGGCCAAGATTGAATCGGTTTCGCTACCAAAGTTAAAGCCTTGCTCGTTTAGAAGATGCTTTAATGCCCACCAGTACACACCATATTCTAAGTACACCTTGGGGTTCTTACGCAACCGTGCAGCAATAATCGGCGGCGACACCTGCAATAAGGTTTTACCCTGTGCTTTGAGCTTTTCTTGATACTTGCTATACACCTCTTCAATGTACGCTGGATTAAACACGTAATTCGTCATTTTTTCGTCTGTAACAGTCATTTTCTTAATCTCACTTCAGCTCACTGTATTGTGGGGCAATGATAGCAACGTCTTTCATTTGGTCAGGATAGCCTTCAAACAATCGAGCACATACTTCGGTTGTAATTGTCCATGAGGCGGTTTTACCGTGCCATCCTGCCTGCTTACGGGATAGCGTTGTAGAAATATCCTTAATCCTATCCTTCATTCGATACGTTGGGCTGTCCTCTTTCGAGCTAGGCTTGTTTGCATCGGTTAAAGCAACTAATCCCCATTTTTCCTGTGATGCAATCAATGCCGCAATACCACTGTCTTGCTTAACAGGTTCAATGGCAACAGGCTCAGGAATGACAGGGGCTTCCTCGGTCACGTACTGGTATAACTCATCAAGCTCTAAATGTAATAGTTTAGCGATGTCGAAAATCGTCAAACTAAATACATCCAAACACCATGCTGTCTGCTTATTGGCGACAACCATGATCGGGACTTCCTTAACTAGCCAGTCATCCGCCTCTTTTTTCGTTTTAAAGACATTGGGCATTGACGGTAATTTATCTAACTCAGCAAAAACCTGCTGTTTGAGTTTTGCACCATCTAACCGCAAAGCCAACAGATCAATATAATCGACTTTATTCGCATTACCTACACCGTTCATTATCAGAAAACTTAACAATCCTTTTATTTCTAATCGGTTGGCACTGGCAAAATCAATCAATGCAAGGGCTGTTTTTTCCAAAGTAACAGGGTTATCTTCTGATACCCGAATCGGCTCGATACCATCTACTTCAAATGCACTACCCGCTTTAAATGCAAACTGGGTATATTGTCCAGAGCCTTCAACATCAATACTCACATGTTGATCGTGGCGAATCTCATTTAATACCGACTCATCAAAATACTTAATGGAGTCAGCCACATAAGGAAAGCCAAACGGTAATGTATAGTCTTTTGCGCTATACCACACCCTAGACTTCACTTGATGATAAGCCGCCACTTCTGGGTTGTAATCGGCCAACAAGAACTTTTTATCTGGGTTTCTAAACCCTGTTTTGCGAGACAAGTCATCGTCAATCGCTGCTGCTTTGATTAAGGTTTGTTGATAGTCAGGATCGTGACGGGTAATGAGTTGTGCAAAGCTATTAAACTCATTACCAAAGCGACCGCCATTTGATTTCTGGTAGTCATCAAAACGATATAATTCTTGACCTCTGGCTTGGAATTTTTCAGCCACACCACGCACAAAATAGAATGAATTGCGTTTCGCTAGTACCCACAAATCACCCTGCTTGTCATAGGCAAACGTCCCTGCTTCGGCAATCGTATTGCCAATCAGTATCGCTTCGCCTTTGTTATAAGCGTCTGCTAGTGATGGGTGATAGCCATTATCCGCATCGGCAAATGACTTCACCGCTTGCTCGATCATGCTTTCAGAGATTTTCTTTTCTGTGGCAATGCTAATGTCCAACTCCGAACCCTCTACAACCGAATTAAACGCATATTGAATACGTTCTTTTTCAGACCATACATCGGCTGTTTTATAGCGAGTGGTGGCCACGCTTAACGCACTATCGACATCAATCAAGTCTTTTTTCCAGTCCCTAAAAACCACTGACCCACGAATCGTTTTAGCAATTTCATCATACTGGACTTTGATTTGCTCATAACGGGCTTGAGCACGTTTTCTAAATGCAGGGCTTGCATCCGCATTGTTGGCCGCAGTTCTTGATTTACGCATTACGGCATAGAGATCAAAGGCTTTTTTATACAGAGTCGCTACTTGTTCACCTGTATCGTTTAGGCGTTTAAGCTGCTCTTTCTGTGAGTCAATGGTATTCAATTGCTGCAATTGTGTTTTCTTGCTCGTTTGGGCGCGTTGATCCTTTTCTTTAGACTCTTTTTCTTCTTGCGCTTTGCGGAGTGCGTCAGCATCACCAATGGAGGCAATCATGGTTTCATAGTCGGTATTGCTGAGTCCGTTCGCAATTTGTACTTTATTGCCGCCGCCATTGGTCATTACTTGGCTAATCCAATCCGCCTTTTTATTGACGAGGTTACGCTTGTACTCATCAAACGTACCATTCGCATCGTAGTAATAGACACTGACCTTCTCCACATGATTACCTTGACGCACACCACGACCATTACGTTGTTGTAGGCTGTCAGGTGTCCAGTGAATCGTTAAGTGATGAATCGCCTGCGTGCCTTTCTGTAGGTTGATACCCACTTCGGCTTTTTCATTGGCAATGATGATTTGATACTGATTTTCGTCATCATTGGCATTAAAGCCGTCTTGGATAATTTGCATATCCACGGGGTCTTTAATGGATGTACCGTTAATAATGGCAATCTTATCGGCTGGAATACCACATTGTTGGCTCAAGATGACTTTTAACTTGTGGTGCATCACTAGCAAGTCACAGAAAATAATCTGCTTCACTTTGATCGTACCATTGCGTGAGTGGGCATTTTCCTTTTTAAAGTTTTCGATCATGGCTGCGACTTTAGGTGACAGATTAGTATCTATCTCTAAGCCCATTTTAGCGGCAATCTCTAAAAACTTACCCGTCACGTCAAAGTTAGTTGTCGGCAACACAATCACGCCGTCTTTTTCGATGACGGCACGAATCATCACCTTTAAGACATCGTAAGACTCGCCATTTTCGTCCTTGTCCGTGGTGTGAGACAGAACATCGTCTTCACTTTGCAATGGACTTAAACGCACCTGTTTGACGTTTTGCTTAGTTTTATTAAAGGCATCCACGACTTTCTGAGCAAGTGCGGCTTGTGGGGTCAAGAATGTCCAACGGGTTGCTTTATCCATGCCCACATCTTGATCTATGATGACATCGGTCATTTTCTTAATCAGGTTGAATGGGTGCGCTAACAGTTTAATCGGCTCGTTAAAATCCGCTTGAGCCGCCATAAGCATTTTTAACTCGTCTTCATTGTGTAGATTGCCTTTTTCAAAGTCACGCGCCAAGGCATACACGGCAGACAATCGGCGTAAACAGCGTTCGGCAGGATCGCCCAAGGCAACACCGACTTTGACTTCATCGGCCTCTGGAATTTTCAGGTTTTCTTGTTTGGCAGTACGAATGTTGGCATTGCTATGTAACATCGAGCGCAATAACTCGACATTACGCAAGCCTGTAAAGGTACGGTATAGCTTAGGTTCACCGACGATGTTGACGCTTTCTTCTTCGGAAATATCGGCAAATGCCTCCATAAACTCGTCAACACCTTTAATCCCCAACATGCCTTTGTTGACCTGTTTTTCACCAACAGCCAACGACAACATATTGTAAATTTCGAGTGGGCTGTTAGTAATCGGGGTCGCAGTCAACACCATGACACCATCACCTTTGGCATTATCGCCACGGACGACCCAACATTTAATATTCGCGTCTGCACCACGCTGCGAGATGGTCGGTGAGGCTAAAAATTTAGCCGACTTAAATTCGTTAGTGGTACGGCTGTTCTTATAAACATGGCCTTCGTCCATCACCAGACTATCAATACCCATGTCTTCAAAGAATGGCACGGCACCAGACTTTTCACCAATGTCTTCTACCGCTTGTGCGGCTGCACCTTTGGCTCGCTCTTGTGCCTTTTTACTGTCTTTACCATAGACATCAAAACGATCATCGGTTTCCGCCAAGTGCTCTAAGTACAATGACTTCGTTTTTTCACGTAATGGAATTTTGGCAAAGGCTTCAAGCGTTAAGAAGATTTTCTTGTGACGATTTTCAAGCACCACATTTAGGTCTTCATCATAAGCCGACGAACTAACCGTGTCCTTGCCCTGTTTGTTTTGACGCAAGCCAACAAACAAGCAATCGTCTAAGTTCTCATAGGCAAAAGTGGCTTCTTTTTTCCAATTGGATAATACCGAGGCAGGCACAATCACCATTGTCTTTTTCTTTGCCCCGATGCTATGGACATATTGCACAGAGGCTAAGGCCGTCAATGTTTTACCTAAGCCCACATCCAAGCCCAAAATACCGCCAAAATGACGGCCATTTTTACGCACAGCGGCATTTTGATAACCGTGCATTGCAAAGTCTGGACTTTTTGTTTTTGGATTAAAGCCTTTAATCTCAAGGCTCGATGTGGCCTCTACTTCAATAAAATCTAAAATCTCTGGATTATTCGCTTTGGCTTGTAATGAGGCGATGACTTTAGGATTGGCTTTAACCCATACCTCGAATTGTGCCTCTGCCTTCTCGATGGTGTCCATTAGCGACTTGAGGCGGGCTTTCTCCATCTCTGGATCATCTTCAGCATCTTTACTACTGGTCAAGGTAAAGGCACGGCCTGTTTTCAGGTACTCGACAAATCGGCCAAGGTTTCGACCACGCTCGCCTTCTTTACGGACGCTTTCAGGAATGGCAATCACAGGCTCATCACCGTCATATTCAATACGGAATGACGGGTTAATGTAGCGTTGTAAAAACTCCACCTTGGTTTGAATATCGACAAACGGTGAGTGCAAGTTAAATGACATTTTTTCGACATCGGTTTTACGCACCCGATGATCGGCAATCATTTTTTGACGGAGTAACTTAGTACGCACCGCCTCATCGGTCACAGTATCAAGCTGGCTATCAAGGGTGTCTAAAAAGGCTTTATAGTTACCAACAAAATAATCATCCGCATGAAGTACGCCTTGACCATCGGCACTTAAACACCAGTCATCACTGGTCATTGGGTCAAAGTCATCACCCATGACTTTTTTCATCTCAACAACAGGGACAAACTTGGCTTGGCCTGTTGTGCCATACATGAGCTTTTCATATTGCTGATAAGAGGTTAGGTCTTGTACATCTAAGTCGGCAATCGTGTTGCTTTCACCCAGCCATAATTTAGATAAACCCTCTTTCAGTACCACGCCCTTAGCACGGCCTAATGCGCCTTTGGCTATTTTATCCAGCTTGGAGGACGGACTACGGATAATGGGGACATTATCTAACAAGGCTTTGCTAATAAAGGGATAGGTGGCGTTATAGTTAAATTGCTCTTGCCCTTCTTCTTTTAATTCACCGTGGCGAATAAAGGCATTTTGCACGGCGAAACCTGCGGTAATCGCTTGCCAGTAAGCGGCACGGGTGTTTTCCGCAACAAGCAACACCGAAGTATTCACGTCTTTTAGCCAGTCAGAAACATCGTCAAAACGACCCAAGCGCACTAAATAATCATGGTACTGCTTACCATCGGCATAAGTCATGGCATTGGCGAGCGCAACGGCTGGAGTCGCTAGTGTTGAACCTAATACCGCCATTTCTGCGTCTTGCTCGATGTCCGATTGCTTAACGACCCAATCGCCCGCACGCATTTGTAAGGTTTGGCCACCGTGTACCAACGTGTCGCCTTCACGGTAAATAATCGGCAAAGTTGGCGAGGTATTCAGCAATGCCCAATTGATTCGACTATCAGGAAACTTTGTCAGTAACTTAGCAATATCGGTCATGCTCCCGTGGTGGATCACACGGTCAACATCACGGTACTTATTAGGGTCTTTGGCTTGAAACTCACCCAAGATAAAACGATGACCTTCGGTTTTGAAATAATCCCCTTGTAGGAAATCATCAAACAAGACGTTTGATTCACGCAATACATCCGTGTTTTGGCTTAACAGGGCTTCAATTTGTTCAGTGCTATCTTTAGCGAATTTACGGAACACCACAACATCGGTAATGGTGTCAGCATTTGCATTGGCAAACACCACATTCGGCAAACGATACGCGCCAACGAATTCAGCCATTAACGAAGCGTTATAGCGTAAGTCGTTATTGATCTTTTCTTTACCGCTAACAATCCGTGGCGGCACGATAAAGGCCGCTAAACCGCCGTACTTGAGCTTTTCTAAAGACCGTAAGATAAAGTAATAGTCTAGCGGCTTATCACTGTAGCGTTTGTCCTTAAAGCGATTTGCGCCCCGTGAACCCACGTCACCAAACGGCACGTTCGTCACTACCACGTCATAGAGATTATCAGGTGTTTTAGCGGCAACTTCTTCAAAGGGCGAAATAACGATTTTCTGCTTTTCGCTACTATTTAGGATTTGATTGATTCGACCCGATGTATGGTCTAGCTCAATCGAGTCAACCACGGCATTGGTCGGAGCATTGCTACCAAACACGCCTACGCCTGCACTAGGGTCTAAGACTTTGCCACCCGCAAAGCCCAACTCACCCAACAATGACCACATCGCCTTCGCAATGGGTTTAGGCGTGTAGTATTCATAATCACTCCCCATCGTCCCGTCAGCATTGACTAAGTTACCACCACCACCGCTATATTTGGCTAAAATGGCTTTGGCTTCAGGTGTCACTTCCGCTTCACCACTATCAATTTTCTTCAACAAGGCAATGGCGGCATTATTGGCTTTTTGACGTTTGCCACGGGTCACACGTTCCTCATGATCGGGTTCGCTATCTTGGCTCTTGGGCGGGCTAGTATTTAAGCCCTCTAATTGAGCAATAATCGCCTGTAAACGCATCAACTGTGTGAAAAAATCATCGCTATCAACGCTAAGTGTTTCTAATAAACGGGTCGCCTCAGCAATCAACATAAAGGCTTCAAAATCCGCGTTACCCGCATCGTCAAACACGGGTTTAGCGTTACTCATCACCTGTGGCAAGGCTTGTTTAAGCTTGGCCAAAATAGTGGCCATACCATTCGGATTGTCTTTTAGCTCGGTGGCGTATTGGTCTAAGACCTGCTTCATTTTTGGATTAGTGTAAATCTGCTCACCAAGCAATGACTGCATGACGGTTGCTTCATTACTGAGCTTGGAATTGGTTTCCTTATCCAGTTGATTACCTGCTTGCTCAATTTTGCTGGCATTGATCCCCAGTGTTTCAAACAAGGTTTTATCTTTTTTATAGGCTCGGCCTAATGCCACGATTAGCCGTGTCCGTTCGCCTAACAAACTATCAGTATCTAACTCGCTACCAAACAAGTCAAAGTTATCGGATGCTTGCGCCTTAGAGAATCCTGCTAATTTAATCTGTTGTGCTAAGACTTGAGACTCTTCTTGGTTAGCAGGACGTACACGCATGAATTGCTTTAAGGCGGCTTGTTGTTCCTCTGGACTGCTAAACGTATCACCAATGACCGCACCATCACGCTCTTCAATCACACCATTGACCACCGAACCGAACACATCGTCGGAGAGTTTGGCCAAAGCAACACCCGTTTTAATGGCTTGATTTTTGGGGAGGTTTAAGTCTTCCATTAACTGTTCTGGACGTTTGCCCTTAGCATTGCTGCGGAACAATTTAGCGGCATCAACACCTGTGCCGTTATTGTTGGCCAAATTGACTAAGGCGGCTAATGATTTGGCATCATCGACGGTATGCCCTTCGCTTTCTTTCAAGACAAAGGCATTCACCCCATCGACACCCAATTTCTTCGCCAAGGCAATACGATGATGGCCATCGGCAATAAACTGTTGGCCATCGTGACGCTCATGTATCACCATGACCCCTGCGCGTAAGTCATCCCACGCCTTGACTTCATTCAAGCGTTTGTCCGTACCGTCATGGCCAACTTCACTACGGAATTGGTAGGCTTTAGGATCAACTTTAATGTCTTTGACATCGACACGGGTGACATCGAGCGTCTTATTGGGTGAAGCGATAGGCTCACCAAACATATCAAGCTCAGGCTTGGCACTTGGCTCTTCTAATTGGCGGAGTAATGCCGAAATTGTGCCTAAAATCTTAAATTTTTCGTAATCAGTTTTCATCGTCTTAACCCTTCTTAATTCATTTTCGCAGTAGCATTGGCCACGCTGCGTTTAACGGCATCAATCGCAACTTGTTTGGCCTGTTTAATCAGACCGTTCATGTCACCTTGGGTATAGACTTTCGATAGCTCGGCTAATTTATTGACATTAGCGGCATCTAAGATGTTGATTTTTTCGTCGATGGCAGACAGCAAGAATTCACGGTCTTGGTCTTCTTGGGTGGGTGTAGCTGGCTCGCTTACGGGTTGTTCTACTTTAATTTCTTGGCGCAATTCAATGGCAAACTTTCCTTTATTGCTAGAGTCATCAACTACAACCCACTCGCTGCCCGCATCAATCCCGTGATTGCGTTTTTTCGCTTCTATTTTTGCCGTTGATTCAGACAAACCCTCATATTTTTTTCCATTGAAAGTGCCTTGTCGATAAGTGCCACTAGGCAAAGGAATATCAAGATATAGATTCTTAGCTTGGTTTACGGACATTTGAGCATCTTCTTCTGTTTTTCTTGACGCATACAACTGGTCAAATTCTCGACCGTCTGCGTGTTTTGACTTAACAAAAACGCCAAAGCCATTGTTGTAAGGACGTATCTCGAATTTATACTGCGTACCATTTGATGCCGTCATGTATCCTTCATCTGTGGGTTCTGCTTGCACTACGGCAGGCGTAGGCTCAGGAATAACAGGGGCTTGAACAGGCTCAGGTACAGGCGCGCTTTTTTGTGTTGTTTGAGCTTTTTCAATCTCACCTACCAAATCAACCAACTTCTTACCCTTAGTCTCTAAACCTAAAGACTTGGCAACGGCACGGGCATTGGCAAGGTTCGTGCGCCAGTTTGAGGGACGTTCTTCGGTTGCGCTTTGTGGCGGTTGTGTTATAGTTTCAATTGTCTGTGGAGAGTTGCGAGCGGACGTTTCGGACGTATGCACCAAGCCAGCTTCGGCTGTAGTAGGCGGCACGCTTCGAACTTTCCACAGCGTTTTTACTGCTAATTTTTTACGCCCTAATCTTACTTCCTGCACAATAGTCACGCTGCCATTCATTGCTTTTTTGGACAATACTGTCTTCGTGCCATCAGGCAATATTTCTCCTTCTTCAACAGAATCTGGATTGTTTACTACTTCATCGATTTGCTCAATATCCGCCATAGTAATAGCAATCTGACCGCGAGGATCTTCTACAGCAGGATCACCATGCTCTTTTAAAATATGTCGTACAGCAGCCTCATCCAATCCATGTACCCATCCAGTCACATCTTCGCCCGTAGCATCTTTGACTTTTTGGGCAACATCAGCCGTTACCTCGCCCAATTCTACAAACGCTTTATTACCCTCTTTACGCGACATAGCAACTTGCACTAACTCTTGTGGCGTTGATAGCTTCCCTGTGGTTTTTAAGACAGGGGCTTTAACCTCCTCACGCCGTTTAGCTACATAAGCCTCTACTAAGTCATTGAACGCCTTAGCACCACCTTCGGCATCGGTCATGTATGGACGCATATCCATTTCGGTTTCTAATACGTGACTACCACCTGTAGCGGCCTTAACATCTTCAATGCCAATCCAACGACCATTACCTAAAACAGTAGCAGTTAAATTGCGTGTGCCATCGCTCATTTCACCAGCCGCAGCCATACCGCTAAATGATTTTTTAATGCTGCTGACAAAATCACTAACAGCCCAACCATATTTAGCGACTAAAGCATCGGTGATGTTTTCGCTGTAGGGTTTATTGCCTATCTTGGCTGCTTCAATTTTTTGAAACGCAGTTTTGTACATTGCTTTAATGGTACTTTCTTGTGCGCCCTCACCGCCAATAAGTGAATAACCATCTTTCAGCAAAGGCTCTTTACTTAATAGCTCTGTATCTGAAAATTTATCAGCCTCAATATCAATCAATAATTGGGATAGGTTTTTAACAAGCCTTGCTTGCTGATAGCCTTTATCATCTAACATGCCCTGATAAACTAACTGAGGATCATCACTACTCATCCCTGTTTCATTGCTAAACGAATATGTGCCATCACCTTTAGAATACAAAATGCCAAGTTTTGGAATTGATACCCCTACAAAACCTTGGTAAACAGTAAAACACCATTCACCACCTAGAGCCTCTTTAAATAATTTGTCAGCTTTTTTAGTATCAATAGGTTGAAGTAGAACCCCTAAAAATCCATCTTTAGCTTTACCAAAATCATTAGCCTGTTTAGTTAGTGCTTTCACTTTTTCAGCTAAAGCATCTTCATCTGTTTTCTGCTGTAAAGTCAGATTAAAAGCATCTTTTTCGGCCTTCTTCGCCTGCAACGCGGCAACGTCATTTTGCAAACTTTTCAAGGTCGCTTGCTTGTCAGCCACTTGCGCCGTTAAATCTTGTTCTGTTTGGTTCAGTGCGGCCTTGTCACCATTCGCTTTGACAAAACGGTCATGGTTCTTTTCAACCAACTGCATAATACGCTTGGCTACCGTGCGAATAATCAAATCCTTTCCCTGCTCAGGCGCAACGGCAATGGTAATATCTTTTTTGTTCAGCACCCATTTGCAGCTAATCATCTCGTCCGTGGGGTCAATCTTTTTAGGCGTTTTATCAGGATTATGAAAAAACACACCAACGGCTTGACCATCATCCATCTCAAACCATGCGACGACATTAGCAACACCGCCCTTAGTTAATGGCTTGCCCACGGTCACGCCCATTGGCTTAACGGTACTGGCTGCACCTTGCATGACCATGAGTAGCTGCTTGGCTTTTTTCTCTAATTTGTTGTACTCAACAACTAACGCATCATAGCTTTCATAAATAAAACCTTGATTGCCAAGTTCTTGCACTAAATCGTTATAAGACAATGGCTCTAAGGCTTGGTGCGTGTCATCACATTGGCGAATCTGGTACAACAATTTATGTACTTGACCGCTATGACTGGCTAAGTCTGACCCGTCATTACCGCCCCAAATCACACTATCCAAACGCTCTAACCCTGCGTAGGGCAAGCGGTCTAAGGTGACAGGCCGTGACTTATCACCATTGGCTAACCACCACTTGAATTGCGTCATCGTGCAAGGCACAACACTCATTAAACCCGTCCAACCACGCTCAAAACAGTGTTGGTAGGTGTCAACGGCTTGCTGTTGTGACAGGAAGCCCAGCATGATTTTGTGCTCGTCAAAATAGCCGTCTGCTGTTTTTTGATTGACGATATAAACCGTGTCGTTTTCAGGCACATTGCCAATGAATACATCCATTTCATCGCCGTCATTGCCTTTATGACCCTGAATATAGCCATAATGTGCCTGCATCAAGCACATCCATTCTTTGCCTGATTTATCCATGCCTTTGCGATAGGTGTAGGCTGGGTTTTCAATGGCAATGCTTAGCCCTTTCACCATCACTACGCCTTTTTTGTAGTTACCTGCGGCTAATTGGGCAAGTGTGGGTTCAGAGCGAGGGTTATGGCCAAATGCGCCTTGGTGCGCGGCATTGTTAATTTGAGAGAGTAAAGCTGACATAGAAAACACCTAGTCGTAAGATTTTTAAGTTACGACTAGGGTAAATGATTAAAGACGTTACTTTTTTTAGGGTTACGCTTTACGCTGTTAGTCAAAGCTGATACTTTTACGATTCTGCCGTATAGGCAGCTTAGAAATCTTTTTAAGGCGCGACATAAAGCAACTCATCTCTCAATTGTAAAACGTACTTTTGCGTAAAAGGCGGAATATTGACAGTGCCTGTAATCTCAGTAATCTCATAAGGCAACAAGGCATCCCCAATGACAATGCTCACTAAATCATGCTTTTTAGGTGCAAAGCCATCATCCGCTAAAGGCTCAAGCAATGCCTCTTGTTGTGAGGTATTGGGATTGTCTAAAAGTGAATTGTCATCACTTCTAAAGCCGCCCTGATACGTCCCTAACATCACCACACAGCCATCACCCAATGACTGATATTCAAAATCTGCTTCATCATCATCTTCTAGCACGCCTAAACCGCCCAGCGTAGGCAATCCCCCTATCATTGTTGGTGCGATACGAGTCACCACCTTTCGATAAACGGTACACGTCATACGGTTAGGGTGATTCAGCGTCACCGCCCGAACCGAACGTCTGATTGCTAACGGCACATTATTGAGCACGATGATTCACCTTAAAAAAAGTAGCCGACACTCATAGGCTTAACCACAAAACTCTCTCGCTGTTGCGCGTAAGGTAATGGGGTCGGTGGATTCAGCATATTCACTTGTGCGGCTAAACTCGCTCGAATATTGCGCTGTTTTTCGGCAAACAAGGCGCATATCAATATCCCAACATGACCATTATTTAACTCACTAAAACGGTACTCGATACCGCTTTCCTTCATGCCATTAACTTGAATCGCGCCCACAGGATTGTAACGCTGCATATTCGATTCAATGTCCAATAAGCCATTGCCTGTTAAGGTGTGGTACGCATCAATCGCCTGTTTAAGCTGATCTTCCTTAAAAAACATCGTCCAACTAGGCAACAATGGCACATTGGTCAAAATGGTTAAATCAGGCGTAATCTCCATGTTTTCATCAAACTTTTCGGCACGGTCGATGAGCAATAAACCACTGGCTTCGTCCATCGCCGCATAAATACACAACATATCGCCTTGATAACCCTGCACAATGGCGCGGATTCTTAGGGGTTCACTCATACCAACTCCTTATCGGACATATTTAATTGCCGTACATTGATTTGCGTTAACACAGGTAAGCCGAATGGATCACTTGGCGTTCCTGTACCGATACCGCTATTGGGTTGACCACTGGCCGCGCCGTAAACCATCGGGATGGCGATGTTCAACATCAAGTCCACTTTTTGAATGGCTAGGTTGGTCTGGGCGATGGTGACAGCCGAAGGATAAAGGTCTTGACTATCCCAAGTGTTAAACCAAGCCTCATTAACGCCTGCGAGTGGATAAACCGCATCAAACCCACGGTTATCATAACGGCGCACAAAATGACAAAACCGCGCTATTAAGCTTTTAGCGGTACTGTCATCGGCGGCAATCACGACGACTTGTACGCGCAATTGACCACGGATCAACTCTAGTTTTAGATTGCGTTCGTCGGGATAATTGGGAATTTTAATATCAATCGCATCACCCAACATCATGCCTTGACCGGGCGATGCGGGCGTATAGTCACGGGCAACAGCAATCGCCATGACAGGCAAAAAAGCGGTACTTTGTGCTTTGCCGTTTTCATTGGTATTTCTGCGCCACGCACTCAATATCTCTTCAATGGCATCACCCATGCGTGACGGAGCAAAAACAATACTCTGTTCTAGGGGGCGCGTAGAAAACTCTTGTACTGCGTTCGTGTCGTTATGAGTGACCGCAAACGATTGCTTAAACCGCCCCATGTATTCGCCTAAACCAACTTTCACGGGTAGAAATAAATCAGCCATGATTAGTACCCATAACGGCGTTTAGCCTGTGCAATCTTGGCTTTTTCGGCGCGAATATCTTTATCATCGTCCATATCAAGACTCACCAAATCCGCCGTCTTAAATGAATTCGCCTCATCAAAACGTGACAATTTCCGTTCATCAATAAAAATAGGACTTCGGCTGCTACGTTTACCCTGCTTGGCTTGCTTATCTAGCATTTCTTGAATGGTTTGCTCTAAGTGCGCCTTTTCGCCTGACATTGCACCTGCACTGTCTAAAACATGGCGATAGTCACCTTGTAGGCGACGATACAAGTCACCCATGACCTGATTTTGATATAACACCTCCTCTTCAACACTATCAAAAACGTGAATCAACTCACCTGTATCGCCATCATCATTGATTGAATCAAAACGCTCTAAAATCAATGGATCATTCGGCGCGCTATCAAAAGCCATCGTATAGCCACGATTACCGCTAAAGTTAGGCTCAAGGACATAATCAAAGCCATAAAAACGGACAGGGATCTCGGTCACGCCTTTGGGTGCGGTTGTCATTGCCGCACTAAAGCCACCAACTTTGTTTTGAAACAAGTCATAGGCATCTTTGCCTTCTTGGGTGTCTAAAAACTCGGTTTGATGCGTGAGGTTGCCTTTGTTGTCAGCTTCTAAGAACGTGGTGCGAATAGCAGGTTTTAAGGTGATCGGCTTGCTGCCATCCATACCGCCTTCTTGCGGCTGCATCCCAAACTTTTTACGCGGCCAATGGCCATAATAGCCAATCAGGTCGCCTTTGCTGACGCGCTCTTGAATCTGAGGTGAATTGATGAGGCGTGCCAAGCCGACATTGTCATAGCATCGCCGTTGGCCTGTGTGTTGGCGTTGTAGCTCGTTTACGTTAAACGTGATTTTAGAAGTCTTGGGCATGATAAAAACGCCTATCTCTCAATGAGGGTTAGGCGTTAGTGTAATGGATGGTCTGTCGCTGTTTGGGTGGGGTTACGGAACAACATTACGATGAATAATTAAATCGTCGTAGTAGCCGCCCGATGAACCAACGCCATAAAACAAAACAATCTCACTTTTTGCATAAAGAAAATTAGTTATATTAGTTGTTCCTGTGTCTCTTAATATGTCATCAACATATAATTTAATCTCCCCTGAAATAAACGTAATTTTGAATTTATGCTTTAATCCATCAGCCCAAGGCAACGCACTATCAAATCCCCCCCCGGGGTTGCCGTACACATTAACCTGTATTTTTCCACCACCAAAACTTGTCTTCCCTATAAGTATTCCAGCTCCAGATGATCCTATAATCGTGTTGTAAATACCGTTATCTGTTAATGTTGCGTAAAACTCAATGTAGAAGTCAGTGCCAAGAGCATAAGTTGGTGTCGTAGTTATTTGAGCACCGCTTGGGACTATTGACTGTCCTGCATTCGCATTTGATGAGCTATAAGACACACTTCCGCTCACTAATGTAGCAGTACACGCCAAGCTCCCATTGTTTAATAGATTGCCGTCAAACTTAAACCAACGCTCAACAACTGCTGCTTTTCGTTGGCACAAAACCCCACTAATCATGTTAATGCTCCCACCACATCCCACTCATTAACCCCGACTTTAATCAGCGTCTTGACTTCATTGACAGTGTTAAACACTAAAATTCCGTTTAATGTAGTACCACTAGCAACTAAGGTGGTGAAGCCCGTCCCCACGTTTCTAATGCTAATTTCAGTTAAGTTTGGTAATGTTGTCAATGATGTATCAACGGTCACGTTATTGGCAGTAGCGAGATTCATCCGCAGATAAACCTTGTCGTACAAATCAACATCGTTTTGAAAATCAGCTAAAGCTAAGGTGTAAGAGGCGGTTTTATTGAGTAAGTTGTAGGACTTTTTAGCCCCAATGTTGGTGAGCAATTGGGATTTAGCGACATCCGACAAAGTTTGAGCAATATCATAACGAGGAAAGGCATTAGCCCCCACGCCAACAACATCAACACTTGTCCCGTCGCCAATTAGCACGTAAGTCGAACCTGTCCAGCGGTAAATTAAATTAGTATTCGCCGCTATGTAAATTTTTCCGCCTTCACCCGTCACGGGAAACGCTGCTAAATTAGCAAACTCTAAGGCATCATCCACATAAGAAGGCAGATTCTCGGACGGGACTTTACCTTCAACTAAAGGACATTTGTCGCCTAGAGCGGTAACAATTGCGTCTGTAATATCGTGGACAAAAGCGGTTGTCGCTATCTCGTCGTTGTCAGTCTCAGACGTAGCAGTAGGGGCGGTGGGGTTGCCTGTGAAAGCAGGACTTGCTAAAGGGGCTTTTGTATCTTCCAAAGCCTTGCCCTGTGCTGCGGATAACGCGCTAGTTGTACTATTTGAGTTAAGTGCATCAACCACCGTAATAGGAGTTGTTGGCGCAGGAATAGCATCAATTGCGGCTTTTAAAACCTTACCTTGATTGGCTGATAACGCGCTAGTGGTGCTTGTTGACGTGAGAACATTTTCGACAGTAACGGAGCTATCAACAATATTTTTAATCTGCTGCAACGTCATTAATTTGACCAATCCACCGACTACACCTAACACTTTGTCAGTTAATGATGGGTCGGTTGAAGTTGCAGGGAAAAGCGGGTCATTTAATCTCATGGCAATGCCTTACATAAAATACAAAATATGTACTCAGTGTAAGGCTTGCCCGTGGGTGCTTTTTTAAGGGTTACACCGTTTCACCTATGCCACCCGTCAAGATATGCGCTATCCCTCGATCACTCACGTTCTGCCCCACTAATGGCTTGGCAAATGACACTTTAATCGGCGTTGGCGTGCTATTGAGCCGTGTCGGTTGCTCCTTAGCCTGCACGGATTGAATCGACTGCACATTCGGCACAGGAACGGCATTAACGGGTGCGGCCTTCATGCTTGGCACACTGTTTGTGGCCATGTTCGCCGTGGGCGTGGCAATTGCTTTAGGTGTGACTGTTGGTGCTTGAGTATTTTTAGCATAAGCCGCTCCCGTGTTTAACTTAGTACCCCATTGCTCTAATTGCGCTAAAGCCGATTTGTCGCCATGACGTGCATCAATCACCCGTTTGGCGTTGCCGTCGTGGTGGTAGGCATAAACCTCAGCCATAGAAGGATTAGAAACGCCCGATTTTTTAAGCGCATCTAATCCTTGTCTAAGATACTGCCCACCAATAACGGCATTTAGCTGGTCATTGCTTCGTGCTGACAATAAAGCTTTGTAGGTTTCTTTTCTTTTTGACCGTGGGACTCCCTTATTTTTATCAGCAAGGTACGCTTGCGCTTGTGCTTTGTATGGCTGTGCTTCGGGGGCATTACTACGCGCTACTTGGTCTGCCCAAGTATCATCAACAAATTGATAAAGTCCTGTAGCTGTTGAACTGTTCGCTTTTGTGCTGCCACCTTTAAAAGAGCTTTCAGTGTAGGCGACACCTGCCATAAATTGTGGCGTTAAACCATTTCTTTTTGCTGCATCGTTGATAATCGCGCTGTTTTTGTTGTAATTGGCCTGTGTTGATTTTGATGTTTTCTCCTTGTCCGTTGGTTGAGTTAAGGCAAACGCCGCACCTGATAAGCCTTCACCTAACTTGCCTAAAGCCTGAACAAGTGGTGCGTCTTTTATGCCTTGACCAAAACTTGCAGCATTTTCTTTGAGTTTTTCAGTATTCGCCTTTGCGTTAATCGCTAGAGATTCCCCCATCCCTACGACTACTGGCACAACATTACGACTTACCGTATCAACAACCGCATCTTTTGCGCCTGTTAAACCCTTTCCAATATCAATACCTGTTTTTTTCTTAAACCAGTCGTTAAATTCCGTTGCAGTGGTAGCTATTGATTCAAAACCTGACGAAACATTGGCAATCAGTCCATCCCAGCTACTCGTTATTGTTGACCAAGTGGCTTTAGCGTCAATCGTGACGGATTCCCACATTCCAAGCGCGGCATCTTGTGTTTTTTGCCAAGTGCTAACAGTCCAGTTTTTAATCTCGGCAAACATTGGGGTCAATGGCGTAAGAAACGCATCCCACGCATTACCCATTCGCCCTGCAATATCAGCATTGGCTAGATCATCGACCCAACCGCCAACCTTTTCGCCGACAATTCTGCCGCCTGTTGTTCCTAGCCAAGAACCAACAAGACCACCAACAACAGTACCGATAGCTGTTCCGATAATAGGGAAGGCTGATCCAATCGCCGCACCTGCCGCCATTCCAGCCGTTGCACCACCCAAACCCCCGCCAATAGCACCAACTGTTTTGCCTGCATTAGCCGATTGTGCGCGTTCTTTTTCAGTGTCCGTTAAGTTTTTATCATTGTCGATATTGACCGCATTAATGCCGCCTGCACCTGCTTCTAATGCACTGGTAATAAAAGGGATTTTTTTAGCAAATGTGCCTAATGCCTTGCCTACTTTCGTTTCGCCCAGTTTTGTCATCCACGATTGAAAACGTGTAGGCGGCAATGCAGGGGTAGGTAGTTTAGGAATACGACTTATTGGAATTGGCGACTCATTATCAGTGCCTAACTCTTTAAATTTCTTTTTAAGCTCATCTAATGAGGGAATTTTAATGTTCTTGATAGCCGCCAACAGTCCAGCCAATCCCAAACCAAGCACCATTAATAGGCTGCTATTGTCACTCCCTCCGCCGCTACCTTGACCACGGGCAATCTCATCTAAACGCCGTTGCTCTTGGTTGTGTTGAGTTTGGTCTTGACGGTTGCCCTGTACCAGTGTGCGCCATATTCTTTTATACCAAGCGGTAGGCGAATTGATTGCATCCGTTTTAGGTTTGATTAAGCCTTTAATCCCACGGCCTAATGCCATAGCAGGTTTCGCAATCAGCGTATTACCGACACTTAATACTTTTTTACCTGCATCAATGCCTACAGTAATAACGCTACCCGCCTCTTTGATAGCGTCAACCATTGGGTCGATTCTGTCGGTGTTGGCGTTGACAGTCAGTGTATTGCTTAGGTCTTTTAAGCTGTCCGTAATGCGAGAAGTCGCGCTGCGTTCGGCGGCGTTTTTATTGTTATTTGCGTCTTGTGATGGTTCGCTATTTGGGGCGTTTGGAGCTTCATTAGCACGATCAGGATTAAGTCGGGCAGTATCTACCACAGGAGGCGCAATAGGCGGTGTGGGTTGTGGCCTGTTTGGATGTACTAAGTTTACTCGTGGTGCTGGCACAACTGGCACAATAGGCGGTCTATTGGGGTGTACTAAATTCACTCTTGGCGCAGGAGAAGGCGGCACAATAGGCGGCGTTGCTCTGACTGTTCTTGTTCTTTTTTTGGCTTCTTGTGTTGCTTTGAGCGTGTCCCGTTGCAAGCCTTGCGTTTCGCGCAAAATACTCACGATTGCTCTATTGCCTTCTTGCACGGCTTTTAGCAGTGCGTTTTCGGCAGTATTTTGAGTGTCGGGTGATGGATTAGCTGGATCATTATCGCCCACTAAAAAACCGTCATCATCAATACGAATGTCTGACATGATTAAATCAACCTATTAATATCGTTTTGTAAGTTTTCCATTGCATCGAGCAAGTTTTCATTGCTTGTCTGGCCATACTCTCGCTGCAAGGTTTTCACTCTGTTTTCTAGGTCACGCCGTAGATTCAATTTCTCCATTGGCGAGCCATTAGCAATAATGCGCTTACGTTCGGCACGTTGTTTTTGTGCGTCCGTTTGTGCGGCCTTAGCAAACCTCTCAGCCTCTTTTTTAGCCTTACGCTGCTTAACAGGATCATCAACATTACGCCTAACCTGATTGCGGTCATGGTGTGCTTTCTCTACTTGGCGTTTAGCGGCATCTTTGACTTCTTTGGCTGAGAGTTGGTTTTCGGGTAACTCTTCTAATGGCTTGGCACTTGCCCGCACAATCTTGACCATCTCTTTAATTTTGCTAATGGCCAATGCCTGATTGAGCGAAAACATCACCCGCAAAACATGCTTACACGCCACACCTGACAAATGAGGGTTACGAATCTTGGGAAAGCCTGTTTCCGCCCGACCTGCGTTAAATCCGCCAATGGTCGAAATATAGCGATACCAGAAGGTGTGACGGCCACAATCACAGTCAAAGGCTAAATAACCTTGTGCTACGGTTTTAGTCGCGGTTAATAACGGGATAGGTGTTGTAGCGATTGCGCCTAAGTCTAAAAACTTCACCATGACATAATGCTGTTTAACGTCCGATTCAATCCATGCGTTCGTCATAAAATGCAAAACATCGCCTTTGTACCTGACAGGAATAGCCGTATGAATTTGCTCTTTGGCGTTATCTAAATCCATTTTCAGACTGAGATCGAGCACCTGATTCGCGGTAATACCCTGCTTAAATGCCTTGCGTACCGTGTCGATGTTTCGACGAAAGGCTTCTAAGTCTGCACCTGTAATCTCACGCTGTTTGCCGCCGATCGTGGTCATTAGCGTGCGTGAGGTGTCGTATTGCCCTTTGACATCATCAACACTCAAAATGATGCTTAATGGGTCTTCACCTGCCTTATCTCGGCGATTTTCGTCAAAAGCTTTACGCTGACTTGCACCCTGCTTAAAGTTAGACTTACCACCGCCAAAAGCTTTGAGAATGGCATCCTGTTCCGCTTGTGTCAGTGGTTTAAGAGCCATTAGATTACCCCTGCATTGCGTTTAAGCCGTTGCAATTGTTCCAGTGTCGGTAATACCAATAACTGTTCGTTCAAAGGTTCATCCACGCTTTGTAAGCCAGCCGCCGCCATGATGACAGGCCACTCATCAGGCAGACCATAGACGCGCCGCGCAACAAGCGTTAAGTCAAAACGCTCATCGGGTTTGGTGTGATAACGAATCGCGGTTGCCCATGCAGGGGTCGTTTGGGCAAGCGAACGAATTAAAGCGTAAAGTCTAGCTTCTGTGAGCATGGGTAATCCGTCCTGTGTCAGTCATCGTCAGTTATCAATTAGGGAACAATCACCCAATCAGGAGGCGTAACGTGATTTTGCCAGTCAGCAGGAGACTGATGCCTGATATATACCTCTGATGATATTTCGTTGCTATGCCCTTGGAATATAATTTGGGCGGTTTTTTGACTAGAGCTGTGCTGTATTACCAATAAAAAGCAAAAATGATTTGCATCGGTAAAAATAGACGGAATGTTTTCTATATTATCGTTAAGGGTGAAAATATAAATCCCTTCCTGCGTCACATTATTCAAATTATAATTACGAAGTATATAATGATGTTGACCTTCTCGCACGTTAATAAGTGTTTTGAAACCATCCAAATCAACATAAGAAAAACCAACAATATCCAAATAATCAAATAATCCTTGAAATTTGTCACCATTTAGAAAATATGATGTTATACCATCATTATCATATGTACTACTCCAAGAATAAAAAGTGTTAGTCCCGTCATCAATTAATGACCTACTTTGCATATCAATATGGTCTACATTATCATCATGTTTAATTCTATGGATAACTTGCACCACAGTTTGTAATGTATTTGAGTTTTCGACATACAAAATACAAACGTCATTTGTGTCGTACAAAGAAGGGTATCCATAAAGGAATTGAGACCCTGTACACAAATACACGCCCTCTGAGCGAATGTTGTCTAAATTGGCATTTGTAACAATATTCTGAATTGGCGGAGTCAAAAACCATGTATTAGACCAAACTCCGATGTTATTTCTTGCACGAATAAAGCTTGAATTTGTTGTTATATTTTTCACAATTTGAATAAGATTTCCGCCTGATAACAACACTTCCATTTCGTAATCCGATTCTAATCCGTATGTTGGCGGGGCATGACCAACATTATCGCTAGTGCTAAAAATAAAATAACCCACAGTATTAAAGTCATTTAAGTCAGCATAATCATCAATAGGAATAAACGTAACCACCCCTTGTATCGCGCCAGTTTGATATACCCACGGCAACCATTGAACGCCTGTAAAAACCCTATTGGCCGCCTGACCATTTTCTAAAATCTCATGCTGATACGCTTTGTTTCCTACTTTTTTTACCGTAATGATGCCAGCCGTATCTTCTGTTGACGTATTCAAAGCATGGTCAAAGTACCAAACACCAGCGACTTTAAATTGATCATTGTTAAAATCTAATCCTGTTGCGTTGTTTGTAACCGCTAAATCCGCATCAATCCCGTTTGCAATTAACCGCAACCGTAGCGCATCTAATTCATCTTTTCTAATTGCTTCGTCTGCATCAACCGCCGTTGCAATTTTCAACCGCTCAGTATTGTCTAAAGTGCGTTTATATTGCGTATGTGGATGATTAGACGCGGTATGTTGACCTAATAACGCCAACGTCTGACTGGTATTAGTATCAATTAACACCGTCATATTATTGACAGGTAATGCGGCCAATCCCAGCACAAAGGGGAGCGATATATCAGCACCAGACACCTTACTAATAATCGTCGTATTTTGGCGATAAATAGCAAATAAAACCGCATTGCTTGCACCATCATTACCATAAAAACCGATTTCGCTAATGTCATAATTTTGCGGATTGGCGTTCGCATGATTAGCAATTAACGCATTGATAGATGCCGCTTGCCCACCCGTGACCATGCCACCCCCTGCTATCGGGAATCGAGCTATCTCGTTTTCTAAGGCAGTGCTCGCCGCACTAGCCGCACTTGTGCCAGTACCTACCGCCACATGGGTAAACGTAAACTCAATGCCTGTCGCCAATGGGGTGAAAACGCCTAAACCTGCATTGGTAATAACGGGGGAAATGATGATAGACATAACGCAATCCTAAATAAACCTGTGTGCATTATGTCTTGTGTGATTGGCTGATTTTGGCAGGGTTACACGCTAGGGGTTTGCTGCTAAAGCGGCCTTTAATTTTGCTCGAATGTTGGCTTTATCAGTCTTTTGATGACTTTGTACCTTGTTGCGTCCTTCCTCTGACAAGGTGTAATACGCACTTTCTAAAAAGGCAAAGCTTAATGCGTCCCACATATCGGGCGATTTTATGCCGTCTTTGAGCATCGCCGCTTTATCCATGATTTTATAACGTGCTTTTTCGTCAAAGGTGTAAGGTATTCTTGAGCCTTGTTGCAGTAATTGGGTGCGGTATCTTTCATCTAAAAAGCCGACACGCCCCTCTTTAATCGCTCTCGCTAACGTGTACAAGGCTTGCGCCCGTTGGTTAAAGAATCTCTTGCGTAAGTCGTTATTGTGGCAAGGGTCGCCCCAATTGACGCGAGTAACTGGTACGCCCAATGTTTCTAATTGTTGGCAAACGGCAACACCCATGCCGCCCCTATCGACCAACACCGTGGCGTTTTCATATTGAGTAAACACATCCAACACTTTACCGCCTAAAAACTGTAAATCACGGCTATTGCTAAACAGTGGCACATCGACTAACTCCATGCGCCTTGCTTCATCGCCATATTCGCCATACCCACTCACTCGCACCACAATCACGGCAGAATAATCTCGGTACTCACCTGCACCTACGTCCACACAAATGAGATAGCCATAATTCATGCCTTCGGTAATGGCTTTACGCCCAAAACACGGATCAAGCTGTGATTCACTATTTAAGTAAATGTCGGTTCTATCAGGGAATCGGCCTAAAACTTTAATCTGATATTCAGGATTATCACGTCCGCCGTATTGGATTAGTTTTTCTAGTAAAAAAGGCTCATCGGCAATGGGGGATTCTTCGCTGCTAAACACTAAATTATCCCAAACGCCGCCTTGCTGCTTGCCGAGTCGATGATGCGTGTCGTAAAAAAATCCATTATTGCGCGTTGGCTGACTGGTAAGCACCATGCGATTACGTCTATCCGATAATGCGCCGCCCATTACCCCAAAATTCGCATCGGGAACACCTGACGCTTCATCCGCCCAAATAAACAACCAATCACCGTGCAATCCTGCTAAGTTTTCGGGTGCGCCTTTGGGTGCTGTTTTGGCTAAGATGTACCATGTTTTTGCGTGGCCTTTTATAGTCACACTTTCGGCTTTAATCTCAATATATTCTGCTAACCATGCAAAATCACTTTGCATCATTAAGTTGTAGCAGATGGTAATTTCTTTCCAAACTTGATTGCGTAATTGGGTAATCTGCGGCGCGGTAAACATCATAATGCTGTTGGCGTAACAACATAAATGCCATAACGCCACGATACCAGCCGAGCGTGTTTTACCCGTTGAATGGCCTGATGATACCGACACCCTGCATCCGTTTTCTTGAATTAAATCGAATAGCTCAAACTGTTGCCAAGTGGGTGCTTTATTCTCAATGTCATTCATACCACAGACTTCAACGGCAAAACGGCCTAAGTCATAGGCATATCGCTCAATAAAGTCCCACCAACGCGGATCATCTAATAATCCTCTTTTCTTAGCTGCCATCTTGACCCCAATTAGGGGTCATAAAAGAATCAACCTCAGTAAACGTCACTTGTAACTCTTGCAAGCTGTCTTCACGTTTATTCAAGTCAATATCTAACGATGAAACGCGCACTTGATAACAATGCTTAATGTAACTATCACGGGTTAAATTATCTAAGTCAAACACGCCGATTGACTTGTTGCCTATTTTTGTTACACCGACTGTTTGGTCAAGATGAATAATTAACAACTCTAAAACATAGCTTGATGGTGAATTGCCTGTACCATCACGATTGACCATTTGCTTTTTCTTTTCGGACAAATACCGTTTGATTGTGCCTTTTGTATTGTCTAAAAATGTCATCCGTATTTCAACACGCTCCGATTGTTGAATGCTATCCCCCTGCAACAACCCCAATTTAACCGCATCGCCAGTAATCGAGATCGGGTTAAAACTGACACCCATCGCCAATAAGTCCCACGATACGCGCACCTCTTCGGGGACTCCTGCTAAATAATTATTTATCTCTCCTTTAGGCGTTCGCATGGGGTAGTTTTTATCAAATAATCGCACCAAAAACAGATTATTCTTTGCATAGGCGGTCTTAAAGGCAATTTGTGCGAGTTTTTTGGTTTCTTTACGGCTATATCCGCCCAGTAATGGATTAGGGACTACTTGGTATGGGTCGGCTAAAAAGCTCTTTGCCGCACCTATTAATCCCTTCACGTTATCCATTAGCCCCGTGGCTTGATTAAATGCACCTAGTCCTGTTTTCACATAATCATTATTTAATACCTTGCCTAGCCCCGAACTGGCGGCACTTAATGCGCCGCCTTCTGCATTGCCTAGCGCACTATTGGCATTGCCTACTTGCCCTGTCGCGCCTTGCACTTTCGCCTTAGCAACATCAAAAACACCCATTACTCACCCCCTGTGCTGTCTTGGCCTTCAGGTGGTTTGGCATTGGCTAATCCTTTGGCGACTAAATCAGCCGAATCTTCATCCATCATCATCTGCGTGGATAACAGGTGTTTAACGACTTCGGGTGATAAGCCTAATTCTTTTAATTGCGCCAAGGTTTGAATCAAAATACCGCCTGTATTCATCATGGATAACTTGGTGTCTTGGGTTTCTTTTTGTTGTGCGCTAATGCCTGAGTAAAAATTAATAGCCCAAGGTCTGTCGTTATCACTGAAGGCAAGACCGCTTTTTTTGTAGAGGTGAATATCAATCAAATCATTGACGGCCTGAGTGACAGCATTGCGGATCATCCGTGAGCGTTCAGCCACTTGTGCCGAGACTCTAAAGAAACCACCATCCCCTAAGCCACCCGACAATAAATCCGCAAAGCCCAGCATAGCCAAGTCAATGCCTAGACCGCCTGATAACTGTTTGGCATGAAACATCACATCATCAATGGTGATACTGCCTGTCCGTTGTGAACCTGTACCGCCTTGTAATTGCACTAATTGCTTGTCACTCCAAACAGGGATAAAACGGCGTAATTTGCCTAACAGTGAACGTCCCTCTTTCACCGCCTTAGCTGTTTGTGCGGCTGTCTCTGCAAACATTTGTTCAAGATTCTGCATTGTTGCTTTTTGCTGTTCGTGAGTCATATCTTGCATATTGACCGTTAGTAACGCTTCATCAATGCCATCTTGAATCCGTTGGCCTACCATGCCACTAATCGACATAATCAAGTGGTTGAAAGGGTCTTCTATGCCTTCTAAAAAGCTACCGCCAACTAATGATGGTAAATACGGCAAGTTAGACGAGTCATCTTCTAAAATCGCGGTCTTAAAGGCTTTTTGCATCACCCGTGCTTGCGGCGTGTAGAGCGTGCGCGGCATTTTTACCCGTATCATTTGCGTAGTGGATAGCTTAACGCCACTGGAATTAGTCGCCGTACCAACGACAAAGCCGACGGTTCGACTGCCTTGCTCAAAGGGTTGCACTAATGGCGGCAAGACCATTTCGTCACATAACATATCGGTGACACCGACTTTATCTTGCGTATAGACACGGCCGTAACCATCGCCCCATGATATGGCGTTAAACGCCAGCGTATAGATGTTTTTATTAAGTAGGTCTTTTAGGTCATGGTTTAAATCGTCAATGATTTGCTTTTTCTTCGGGTCTTTTTCGGCTTCGGGCGTACATTCAATAAAAATCACATCGCCTTTGCTTTCGTGTCCACCTAGTGCTGCGGTAACGTGTAAACGCAATCCTGCATTGATGAAAGAGTTTTGTTGCATCTGTTGGTATTTTGCGTAAATTTGTTGACGGCTTCGCGCCTCGCTGTTGCCGCCTAGCAAAATTGACGTAGAAACTGGCTCAACATCCATCAAGTCGATATTGGCTAATGCGCCTGCTTCGGGCGTGTCTTCTTTGCCGATGAAAAGGTTTTTAGCGCGTTCTTTCCACGTAGGCTTAGGAATTGCGGCTTGTGGGGGGATGTTTTTAGGTGGCATAGCGACAATACACATAAGTTAAGACTTGTGTGTATTGTCGCTTGCTGAGAATGGGGTAATTGGTAAGGGTTACGTTATGACGGTGCGCCTGTTGTCATCCCTGCCCCGTTATCGGTATAAGAATGAGTATGCCCTTTCAAGCTCTTACCATCCGCCGCAACATCACCACTTGAGACAGTCACGTTACCCGCAATCGTCGCACCTGAGCCACCCGTACCACTGATTGCCCCTGCTACCGCTAAATTGCCTGTAATGGATGTATTACCCGTGATATTCACAAGGCTGGCAATATTGGTATTGGTTGCCGTCACTGTTACCGTGGTTGCATGTACTTCTACCGTTTGGCTTTCAACAATCACCTTCACATCACCTTTTATCTTGATGATGTTGTCTGCCAACAATTCAATGCTGCCATGATGATGATAACGCCTTGTCGAATCATCATTGCCTTCTCGCTTATTCCGATAACCGACAATAATCGGGTACCGTGGATCACCTGCTTCAAACTCTACCCAAACAGGGTCATTGGCCAATACTTCAATCGCTGTATTGGATTTATCACCCAAGGGATAAAGTAACTCTGCATCGAGTGCGGTATCCGCACCTTCATCTAACGGTTCTAGTTTTACCTTTGCTAATCGTGTACCACCGTCATAACTCATCACTACGGCAGGATACTTACCAAACATCATCATGTTTCTAGCTCCCCTAGCCATAAGCGCGTGTATTGATTGCCGCCATCTCCTTCATTTTCCGTTTCATAAACGTGTGCCGCCGTGATGATGGCCATTGCTACACCGCCAATATTAAACACATCACCCGCTTGGTAATCATCGTTATAGCTCAGGTTAAGCACTTGCTTGGTGATGAGTGCCGAGGTCATGTTATTGGCGGCACGTTCGCTATGCCGTGGTGTGTACTGGATAGCGCGTACTTTCTTGGTGTTGCCTTTAACGACTGCCCGATTGTCGCCCGTTGAATAAAAACTGGGGACTAAATGCCGTTCTAAAAATCCGCTGGCTATTTGCTCGCCAAACCCTTGAGGGAGGCTTAACTTGGGGGCTTGCTTCATTAAATCGGCCAAACGTACACAATCCAATTGCTTGCCACTTAAACGCACCACAGCGGCCTCCTCTTGCAATACCTTGGCAATCATCTCAGACGGGACTTGCCCTAGAAACGACACAAACAATGGCACAGTAAAATCATTTTTAATGCTGACCTTTGCACCACAGGCTTTATAAATTGCGCCCAGAGAATTACTTTTAAGAATGACTGCCTTTTGCCGCCTGTAACCAATAGCCACGCAGGACGACAAGACCGCCGTCACTTGGATCATGCCCCTATCGGGTATTTGTGGGCTTTGTTTAATTTGAGACTTGATGATTTGCAATTCAACGGCTTTGCCAGTGACAAATATTTTTTGACCTTCGGCTAATTGTTTTGCTAATTCGTCATCATGCCGTACCTCAAGTTCTAAGGAAACAGGTACAGGCACTAAGTCGGTACGCAATACCGCCGACAATAAATGACTTGTTGGCAGTATTACGTTATTACTGAGTTGAATAAACATCTAAATTACCCACACTTACCATTGCCTGATAAAACGCCTTACGCGGTAAATCCGTTTCAAGCAGGGTGATTGCCCCTGCTAATTCACTCACCGAGCGACCAAACACATCTAAGCCTAGACCACGGGACGCTTCTAAACGTATGGCGTTCTCATGGTCAACGTAGGCATTAAACAACGGTTGAATGATTGCCCATTCACTCGTCGTTAATGCCACGGTGCTGTCAA